GGAAGGCTTTGATCGAATCGCTCGAGACTGGACTCTTCGTACTTCCTCAGGGGTTTAAACCCCGTTCAAGGAAGTCTCAGATCCCTGCTTTTGGGCAGGTGTTCTTCAAGAGGTTGTTCTCCGATGATGGGCTACTACTGGATGATCCGGATCCTTATTCCGTTCAGGAACTGATCCAGATCCTCATGATGTTCTATAAGATCGACGTTCCTTACAGCGATGAGCAATGCTCAAGAGTCATCGAGAAATTCGTGACTACTGATGCTGAATTGGATCGTCTCGACCTTTCGAAGGCGCCTTCCGAGATCCTTTTGGAAGCTCAGAGGTTCCTGGCACGTCTCTTTAAGCGGTTTGATCCGCGAGAGATAGTGCCACGTCATGGTCCAGGTGCCGTCGCTTCTGGTGAGAAGCTCAATGAGAAATGGACCTTCAAGGTCCACTATCATCGCATTCACGAGAAGTATCCGTACTACGACTATTTTGTCGCAAATCGTACGGAGGAGTTGTTGGATCGAGTCAAATGGTACCGGAATCTCAGAAGAGAGATTTCCGGTTGCACAAAAGTTGTGCTAGTACCAAAAGACTCTCGCGGTCCCCGTCTCATTTCTAGTGAGCCATTGGAGTATATGTATCTCCAACAGGGGCTTGGGCGAGAAATCACCCGCCTCTGCGAAAGCCATCCTCTAACGAGGGGCTTCGTGAACTTCACTGACCAGTCGATTAACGGGCGCTACGCCTTCGAGTCCTCTATGGACCGTCGGTATGCGACCCTCGACTTGGAAGAGGCATCAGACCGGGTGAGTGTAAAGCTTGTTGAGGCTCTGTTCCCACCGTGGATCACTCCTTACTTGCTCGCACTCCGTTCAACGCACACGCAGCTTCCTAATAAGGAAGTTATGGCACTGAATAAGTTCGCGCCTATGGGTTCAGCTTTATGCTTCCCCGTTATGTCGCTTACTCTCTATGCCATCTCCAAAGCGTGTGTTAAGTTTCACGGCAATGGCTGCGATGATGTATTGGTGTATGGCGATGATCTCGTCGTACCATCAACTATCGCAGAGACTCTCATGGGTTTGCTCCCTGCCTTTGGGCTTAGAGCTAATTCCAAAAAGAGTTTCTTCAGGGGATATTTTCGCGAATCGTGTGGCAGCGATGCCTTTAGGGGCGTTGCTGTTAATCCACTACGAGTGCGGAAACCCTGGAGCGGCAGTCCAAAAGATGCAGCAGCTTTCGCAAGCTACTGGGCACTCAGTCAGGCTATGCTTGACAGAGGGTTTTGGAGAAGTTCCAAATTTCTTCAGGACCAGGTTGAAAC